GATCTCGGTTTTGACCGGGCCTTGAGCAGGGAACGTCTCAATGATAGTCTCGCTTTGGAACCGTACAGCCGCTTCTGTGAGTACCGTTGAGAAAACACCGCAAGCACCGAGCCACGGTTCAGTACGTTCCTCATACTTCATCCCCAAAACGTCCAGACCCTTGACGTACATCTCCACCCAGTCTTTACGGGAGTTGATGTCGGCGTCAACCATCTCAATCAAATCACTAGCCAGCTTCTGTAGCTCGCCCTTGTCCATTACCTCGGCCAAGTTTTCGTCAAAATCACCCTCTTCTTCGGGCATTAAGTCGATTTCCATCCCGTCAATCCCGATCATTACACCCTCTGGATTCTCAATTTGAATCTCAATGGCGGGGGTCTCGTCTAGTTCAATACCCTCTAAACCCAATGGCGCTTGGCTAAGTGATTGTTCAATGCTCATGTTTGGCCTTAATAGTAACTGCGCTTCCTACGGAAACTCTGTAGCTCCTCGCGCTCGTCTGATTCAAGCCGCAAGAAACCGCCCTGTCTAAATCTCATTAACGCCTGCGTGGTCGAGTCCACCAAGTCGTCGTGATCCCCATTGGGGAAAGAAGCCATCTGTTCAATGACCTCGCTCGCCCACCTAGTTTCAGGTGCCCACACTTTACCACTACTGAATAAATCAGTCACCGAATTTAAGCGAACAAATTTATCATTTCCCCTCACCGGTGTGTAGTCCTGAACGTAAATACCCATCGCCCTCAACTCAAAGATCAACGGCGCACCAGCCGCCTTCGCTTCAATAATACAAGCGTCCGGCTCCCATTCCTTATAGTGACTTAAAGCTTTCTCTTTCAACTCAGGAAATTCCATACGTTTCTGGAACGCATCTAATAGAATAACATTCACATCATTGGGATCGTCGTTCATGTGGAACACACCCCAAGTCGTACAAGCAGAAAAGTCAGACCGCTCATTCTTAGTAAACGCCGTATCCCAAGACTGAATAATAAATTCACAAGTCGGCGGCCTGTCGTTTTTCCATACCTTCCACCACTCCCGTTTTACTAGAGCGCCTTCCTCACCAGTCGGAGCCTGCTGATACTGAGCATTCCACTTAATCGGGGGAAGCTCTTCACGTAGAGCAGACAATTCTTTCAGTGACCAAAACTCAGGCCATAGTGGATTACCGCTAGGAAGGATTGCTGGGAATTCAATCACCTCCCACTCATCCATAGAGTCCCGCATCGCGGCGTCTTTCATAACCCTACCAGTCAGGTCTTTCTCCGCCCATCTGGTCATAACGATCACGATCGCACCACCCGGCTGTAAACGCTGACGAGGGCCAGACGTATACCATTCATAAACTCTATCAAATACAGTCGGATCCCCAGAAGCTAAAGCCGCCTCCTGTTCCGAATGTGGATCGTCAATAATCAAAAGATCCGCACCCTTACCCGTCACCGTACCACCAACACCGATAGCGAAATACTCACCATTCTGATTAGTCGCCCACCGGCCAGCGGCTTTGCTATCCTGCCTCAAACTTACATCGGGGAAAACAGTTGCATACTGTTCCGAGTCCACCAAGTTTCTAACTTTCCGTCCAAAGCCAACCGCAAGATCCGCCGTGTTAGAACACTGGATAATTTTTTTATTCGGAAACCGGCCAAGAAACCATGAAGGTAATAGATACGACGCAAACTCAGACTTCGTGTGTCGCGGCGGCATATTGATAATGAGTCGCTTCAACTTACCCGACGCTATATCCTCAAACTTCTTGGCCATGATCGCGTGATGCCTTCCCCCAACGAACCCCGGCCACATCATCTTGATATACGCCATGAAGTTCTTCTGAGCCGTCTCCCGCTCAACCGCCCGCCGATACTCATCCACCTCAGCCAGCAACGCCTCCTGCTCAGCCAACGGTAACTTTTTCAACAACTCTTCAATTTCATTCATTAGGGTTTATACCTATGTGTGCTCCAACGTTGGAGCCTTTTTTACAAAACTGTAAACTATAGTTTTCTTGCGGAGCGAAGTTTTTTATTTTATTAGCCATACAACAACGTTTACCAAAGCCAGAACTAAGACAAACATATACGCCCAAGCAACTGAGGTGTAGTTTTTAGTCAAACGTTTCTTCACTCAAGCGTCCTAAAGTTAATATAGACCGGCCTGATTGTCCTGCCCTTACCAGCCTGCTTCTTTAACACTCCAAGTTCACATAGCCGATTAACAATCTTCATCGTATTCGGTAATGAACTCTTACCACGCTGGTAAGCAATATCCCTCAGAGACGGGCTATACCCAAACTCCTTCCACCATTCATCCACAATCAAAAACACCTCTCTCTGTACCTTCGTCATATCCTTACTCCAGCATTCCTCAAACGTTGGCAATACCCTAGGGGCAATCATCTTCCGATTTATATATACCTCCCCCCACTTCATTTAGGATCCTTCAAGGGGGGGTCTTCCTGTGCGGAGGGGGTGGGGTCTGGTTCTACAGAATTTTGGGATTGTTTGTGTGGAGTAGTATGTAACTGTGAATGGGACTCCTGCTCGTCACAAGTGGGGGTCGGGGATGGGTGGGTATCGCTCACCAACGTTTTTGGCCGCAACTCCTCAAGCAACGAGTCAACCTCAATGACTGGCGCGTCTGATGCCTCGGCCTTCATCATGTCGCGCAGTCTTAACATGAGCTTTGCTTTGGTGTCCTCGCTAGATGTAATCGTCCGAACCTCTTTGCGTTCAGTGAAGGCCGCCACTTCTGTCACAGTGCCCAATGTCTTGGCGGCCGCGACCTTGACCGAGTCTTTGGCCTCTGGGTCAATCATTGTTTGCACTAGCGTTTGTATTACCAATGCTCGGAGGGCGGCAGGGGTTTGATATGTTTGAGCCTCTATTGCCGCCTCATAAGCCTTTATTGTCTCGGCTATATCTGGGCGTTTTCTAAGTTGGTATGCGTCATTGGCCACGATCTTAGGTTTGGCCTTGGTGTTATACGCTTTCCGGTAAGCCTCGGAACCACTGGAGCCCATGGCCACTTCTTTGGCGAAACGTTTCATCTTAGGCGTAAGCGTCTCCTTGGAAACATTCAAGATGGTTTCCATTGGTATCTGCTCTATTCCCTGCTTGATCTGTGATCTGGTTAGCTTCATGATGGCGTATTCTAGGGTAACAAGATAAAAAACTGCAAGCCTTCGGCAATAACCCGCCCGCTATCCGGCCTCATGTGTTGCAACGTTGGAGCACATATTAGGGTTTGTCCCTATAAAATAATTGATAAAGTGTAATAAATCACGCAAAAGTGTGATACAAACGGATCCAACGGAATGACCCGTTGACCTACCAAGGAGAGCCACCATGCAAGCAACTGATTTCACAACCGAGGCAAAGCAAGCCCTTGAGGGCATCATCGCTAAAGGCGTATTGAACGACATGGTTCAAGCCCGCAACGATAACGAGTTTCAAATGTTGGCCTATGGCATCGCGATGGGTCTTAACAAGTCAACCAATGACCCCGTCAAATTTGGCTTGATCTTTGCCGTTGTTGATCTGATTGACGCAATGTAAACCTAGGAGAAAACACCATGCAACCATTAACAGTTATCACCACCTACCGCGAAGGCGACAAGGTTAAAAAAGTAATGACCCAGTTTCCGACCATTAGCCAGATGTTGGACTATGCCCGCGAGGAAGTTAAATGGGAGGACACCATTCGCGTGCAGTGCAAGGAGTATGACCTAGACCTGAAAGGAGACTTTTCAAAAGATGCAGGCACCATGACCGACAAGCAAAAAATCGAACTACTGGGCGAAGCCCTAAACAACCTTATGCAATCAGCCGAGCACCACATTGACGACAAATCTTGGTTAGGCGAATTACTGAACGATATTGACTGGGCAAAAGATTTGCTCAAACAAATTACCCCCAAAGCCCGCAACATTTAAGGAGCCAACAAAATGAACCTCTACCGCCTCAGCGTAATGATTGACAAGAAAACCAACGACATGGGCTTGTCAGAGGATGAAATGACCATCATCAAAGCCATGCACCAAGCAACACAAAAAACGTATGCCGAATGTTTCATTGAACTGATTAAGGCCGACTGGAATTTGTACGAAGCAGTCTCAAACGTTTTTAACACCGAAACCAACTAAGGAGAAACCAAAATGACACTCATCACAAAAAAACACGGCTTCGAAATCTGGGCACAGTTTGACCAATCCGCGCAGGTGTACGAATTGTTTTTTGACCGCGAGGGTGAGAGCTTTACCGGCTGGGCGGCTGACTCCCTCAGTGATGCCCGATACCTTGCCCCGCAAATCATTGAGCAAGCCAAGGTCTGAGTAATGCCTAAAGCCCTTCGGGGCTTTGGAGATTATTCCCCCAACCACAAAGGAGCAAACCTTGAACCAACTCACCCTGACTGTTCGCGCCCGTGACGTTTACGGGATTAAAACCTACTACCCCGCAGACGATACCGCTCGCGCCTTCGCCCGCATAGCAGGCACAAAGACGCTGACATTGGCCACCATTCGCGAAGCCCAGAAACTGGGTTACATCATCGAGCAAGCCCGCGAAGAATTCGCAATCTAAGGAGCCAACACCATGCAACCAACATTTTGCACCGCCTCCGGTTTTTGGTTTGTGACCGGATATTCTGGCCGCCAATACTGGGGAAACACTCCTCGAGCCGCCATGCAAAACGCACAGCTTTATTTTTACAACTAAGGAGCCCACATCATGAACCGCAAAGAAGCAATCAGACAAACCCACCAAATCGACACACTGACCGGCCTCGGTTTCACCACCGAAGAAGCCGCAAAGCTCAGACGCATAAGTATGACCCTGCAACGTTGGCACGAACTGGAGTGCGGCATTGACGGGGGATGTATTGAACGGGACGACACGACCGGCCTCACCTACTGGAAGAATGAGCACACCGGCAGACGATCACGCACAGCAGACCGCGAGACAGGAGCACGCAAGCGCCTGCGCGACATTGTGCACGCCCGCAATATCAGACAGCCACACGCAGAAGATCCGCTTTTATCCTTCTATGTGCAGACTGACCCAAGGGGAGCCGCGCTCTACATTTTGCGCCCGCAAGACATCCCAGAGGGCAAAGACCCAGCCGCCTACTATTCACGGGGCATTTGCGTTTATTAAGGAGCCGAAACCATGACCAACCAAAAACAAATCAGAGCCGCCTTCTGGCAAGCACACCCAGAGGCAAACCGAAAACGAATCCGCGACCACGCAGGCACCGGCAAGATGTACACCACTAACACGCGATGCGCTTTTGTGGATTTTCTCGACCACCTGAGCCGATCTGGACAGATTAGCGAAGCACTCGCAAACCGCGCAACACTTTGAAAGGCCACACCATGCAACACCCAGTACACGCACAAGCCGCAACCCCTTGGTTTATTGTCGATAACGTGGAAGGCCGCGAGATAGGATACCGCGCAATCGTTGACGCTGACGGCTTCACAGTCTGCGACCCCTCACCCATGGGCGAAGCAAACGCCCGACTAATCTCAGCCGCGCCCGACCTACTCGAAGCCCTATGCACAGCCCTGCCATTTGTAGAAGATCACGAAGGGAGCAACATCTACAAAGCCGGAGCCGTAGCGCGAGCCGTTCGCGAAATCCGAGCCGCCATTGAAAAGGCCACATCATGAGCAAATTATTAGACGCCCTCATTGGTGCAGAGCGGTGCATAAGCAAGGCACTTCCACACCTACCGCCCGACACATTGGCCGTATTTTGTGGCGAATGGTTGGCCGATATTCGCGAAGTTATAGCAACAGAAAAAGCAAAGGCCGAAGAATGATCTACACCGAAGCCCAAATTATCCGCAAAGGTTACGAGTACGAACGCTCGCCCAACTACAACACCGCCAGAGAAATAAACGACTGGCTGAAAAGGGCGATAAACCGATACCCAGAACACAAGGCCGAAATCCTCCGACTTTGGGACGCAGGCCGCGCAGAAGGCCGCGCACGATAAGCCAACGCACAGGCAAAAAACGCTTGACAAGCCACAATCTACCTGATAGATAGACCATTCACACAATACACAGGAGCAACCAAAATGAACGAATACCAAGCCAACGGATACGCAAACCGCAGAGCCTACCTTGAGAGCCTATGCGAAGAATACGACCGGACTATTGTTTACGCACTGGCCGGAGTGCTAGGGGCAAGCGAAGATTTTGACGGCCTAGTTACCGCATTGGAGGATTACTCAGAAGAATATTGACTGTCACACCTGAAGCCTCGCGGGTCGGGGCTTTGGGTGGAATAGTCCACGCACAGGAGAAAACACAATGCTAAAACTTGAAAAATTCAACGTGAGAATTGTTAACAAGGGTGACCGCTACGGTCGCGCAGACTGTCTCACGCATGACGATGACCGCCCAATGGTGGAATTCTACGACCACCGCTACACACACGGAGACTGGCCAGATCGCGGCCAGTTTGTCAGCCGCTACTACGTCAGCACACTACTGGAGGGAGAGAATCGCGGCCTTTGCTTAGATGGCGGCAACGCTAACGAATGGTCAGTGTCAGCCGATGGCATGGCACTGGTTCGCGCTTATCTCAAGGCACAGGAGCAGACAGCATGAGAATAAAGTTTAAAAACATACAGGTGGGCGAACGTTTTTACGACCCAAACACAGCCGAAGATTTTTCAAAGGTTTGTGGCAATGCCGCAGAATTTTTGGTCGGTGGAAACTATCACACCGGCCAGCTTGCAACGTTTGATGATGACGAATTTGTCGAGATAGTTAAGGAGCAGACAGCATGAAAACATTAACCAAGGCGCAGATAGACGCACTGGCGCACGCATTGGAACTGGCTAGATACTTTGTAGAAGAACACGAAGGCGGTATCAGTGACGAGCAGTGGCAATCGGATAAGGACACATACGAAACAGCTTTAAAAATTGTGCAACGACTGGAGGCAACATGAAAACATTTTTAGTTCAATACGTACGCATTGAGCATCAGGTTTATTTCCTAGAGGTGGAAGCAGAGGACGAAGACCACGCCGAGGAAGTAGCCTGCGATGAGTTTACGGGTAGCGAAGATTACAAAGTAGTCCACGCCGAGGAGTTTATCCAAGAGGTTAAAGAAAAAAAGGAGATAGAAGCATGACCGAAGAACTTACACACATGGAATTGGCTTTCCTAGATTCTTATCGAATGAACTGCGCTGTTGTGCCAAAGGAGCGGGTTATTAAATTCCTGCAAATGGAACGAGCAGGCATAGACCACGACGTCATTGACGATGAGCTTTCATTCGGAGATTACGCATCAGTCTGTGACGCATGGCTTATCTGGAGAGATGGAATCAACTACGCAAGGAGCGCAAAATGAAACCCTATGAAGTAATTATCAGAGCCATCGTTGTTAAATCCGTTCGCGTGTTAGCCGACTCACAGGAGGAGGCCATCGAGTCAGCACACGACCTATTCACAACCGAATGTGAAGGCGATGAGCTACGCTACGAACAAGAGACAGTCGAAGTATTACAACCAGAATCATTGACAAGGGACTAACATGGAAAACATCAACGACACTACCCGAACCTACCCGCGCACACTCAACGAGGCATTTCCAAACTCGGCAGAATACGCACAGGCCATCGAGCACTACCCGCACGGGAGCTCAGGCGTATTTGAATTTGTCCTGCTAATAGTTGGAATCGGTTTATTAGCCTTGTCTATCGGTGTATTTCTGTGAAGTACAAGGTCAGACTACAAAGAACGTATGAGTTTGAGGTAGAGCTAGACGCAGAATCCAAAGAGGAGATAATGCGCCTAGTTCTATCCGACCATGACACACCCAACGCACACTCAACAAAGATTGTTAGCATCAATGAAGAAACAAGCACTGTTCGCGATCTTCCTGCATGAAATGGACGATGGCACTGTCTTTGTCACATCGGATATTGTCGGTGAAGGCGATAACGTTTTTGACATAGGCAGTGACATCCTCCAAAGCTTGAAACTTATGAGCCAGTTAGACGATAACGTCAACATGGTCAAGCCCCAAATCTCAAAGTACTTTCAATAAACTTTGGCCAAATGAGAATGTGCCCATCCTCTGGTGGGCGTCATTGGCATCCTCTCCAAGCACAGGAGACATCCAGTATTTCCAGCCGATCTCTTTGGCTACCCGCTCCCCCGTCCCGCTCGCATCGTTGTCAGCAACGACCACTCCGCCCTCCAAAGTATCGGCCACCTTCTTCATGTTGCCTGCACTGAAGCACACATGAATGGTGTATCTCCGCTTGAACTGTATCAATGCCGCTTGGATAGACAGTGCAGTAGCGTACCCCTCGCACAGAATATGCACACCCTTATTGTTAATCGTCATCGTTGCGCCACTGGTACGTTGGCCGTAGAGAAACTTCTTTCCCCCGTCCTCGTCAATCATCTGGCACCCCACCAAGTGCTCACCCACACGCATTGGAATGACTAGGAACTGACGCCTCTCATTGACCCAAACGTTGCCCTCGCCATCCTGAAAACCCTTGCGCTTGAGATACGGGTGACGAGCCAACTCACACTTTCCGAGAATGAAAGCCGCCTTCTGCACAGCCGCAACCTGATCCGCCTTGCGTTTATTCTCTGCGGCCTGAACGTCACGGGCTATGCGGGCATGGTCAATCTTGACTGGTTCATCGGTTTTCCAGACGGACACCTCAGTATCCAACGCATGGTTCTGCACAAAAGCATGGTCGCCCATGAACTTGACCGCACCATTGCGCTTGTTGGGATGATCTTCGGTTGGGTACCTGCGCCACTGGCCAATGGGAGGAGGCGAGTCGATCACTATGCCAAGGGCACGACAAAAAGAAATGAATTCCATTACCGCATCCTCTTGATCTGACGCACATACCGATTGATACCCGCCTGAATGAACTTGGCAACCTCATTGTTTGGCATCTTGGGTTCGTCCGATAAACCCCTCGGCCAGACACCGAACTTCTCTTTGTACACATGAGCCGCACGCCCGTTAGACCAGCCGTTGACCTTGACGTACCACTGAAGCATTGACCACCACTCCTGCTTGATGTCGCGGGTAGCCATGTTTGCACCCAGCTCCACCATCTCGCCCTCGACCTCGGCAATCTTGTTCTTACGCTCACGCACATGACCGCAGTTGACGCATGAGTCCAGCCTCGGTGGGAAGTAAGCCTCACATTGCGGGCACTTGCACTCTTTCTTTTCCTTCTCGCTCGGCTCAGTCTTGGCCTTCTCTTTGCCGTCATCCAGCTCATGCACACCGTTCTCGAACACCTCGTCCCAGTCCTCACGGAAACGAATGTAATTGCCCGAATGGTCAAGCCAGACAGCGAACTCCTTGGATGGATGGCCACGCATGATGCGCCCCATCTGCTGAATATGGGAGGACAGTGACTTGGTAAATGGACGGGCTGAGATACCAATCAGCACATCAGGAACGTCAAAGCCCTTGGTCAGGATGTCGGTGGCAATCAGTCCGTGAATCTCTGTGTCCGGCTTGGAGAAATCCTCAATGGCCGCACGCTTGAACTCGTCATCGTCACGGTAACTGATGCTGATGAAGTTGAACCCAGCTTTGGCAAACTCCTGCGACAAGTGGGTGCCATGCTCCACGCCAGAACAGAACACGATGGTCTTGACTGGCTTACCAAATATCTCGTTGGTCTTAGCCACCCACGTAGCAACGATGTCGCCCGTGATCTTGATGCCCCGCTCGGTAGCTTCCTTCTGCGACCACTCACCGGCCACCTTCTTTGCGCCTGCCATGTCAATCTCTTTGGAGATAAACACACGCAAGGGAACCAACATTTTCTGCTCGACCAACTCTTTGGTGGTGATGGTAGAGATCACGTTCTCATACACACGGCCAAGCCCCTTGGTAAATGGCGTAGCAGTTAAGCCAATGACCCTGATGTCTGGATTGGCACGGATAAAGTCAACCGTTGCGTTCCTAGTCTGGTGGCACTCGTCCACAATCATAAGGTTCAAGCCGGGAAACTCACCCCTACTTTCCAATGTTTGCGCTGAACAAACTTGGATGTTTTCAAAAGGCCGATCCCGCCAGTGCCCCGCCTGAAGCACACCGTGGTCGATGTCATACTTGTCTAGGCGCATACTTGTCTGGTCGCACAGGATAATCCTGTCAACGATCATCGCACCCTTGTTGCCCTTCTTTTTGGTGGCTTCGAGTAAGGCAATAGCCATCTCAGTTTTGCCCGCACCCGTAGGCGCATAAAGAATCTGCCTCCTCACTCCAGACGCAAACCCCTTACGCAACGCCTCCAATGTTGCCGCTTGATACGGCCTAAGCTCTAGTCCCATATATCCTCCACTGCCAGCATACAAGCCTGCTGGCTTAGGCTATGTTCACTTCTTTTGTTGTCTTTGAATGGCCGCGATCTGCTTCTTAAGCTGACCGTTCTCCGTCTGGTATGAGTTACGAGTCACCTTGATGGCGTCCAGCTCTGCCTCAAGCACACGGACACGCTCGCGTAACTCAGCAATCGTTGTTGCCGCCTGCTCCTTATCCTCAGCACTGCCCTCCATCTTCTTGATGGCCAACTGATCCTTCAGCTTCTCATTCTCAGCGGCCAGTGACTGGATCATCTCGTCCTTGGGGTCATACTTAAACTCTTCCTCATCCTTGGACTTCAGTGGTTCAGCCTTGGTGTTGATGGCGGTCGTGGCCTTGCGCTCGAATACCTTTTTGCCCATCTTGTACTTGACTGTCTCGGTCTTGATGCCCCGCTCAGCCTTGATCTGACGGACAAACTCAGACGATACACGGCACGCCTTGGCAATCTCAACGTTGCTCCAGAACTGCCACTCGAAGTCATCAAGCATGTCGTTCACACACTTGCGCTTGGTTGCGTTGGATCTGTGCAAACCGTTGTCTGCATTGGCACCTTTGGAGAAAAGGATAGCGTCCCGTAGCGTGCCTGTTACAACGTTGCAGGACATGGAGGTTTTGCCCAGCTTCTTTGTAGCAAAGTAGCGATGGAAACCGTCAGCCAGATAGTACTCAAGCCCGTTGTAATACACCGTGACATCAGGAAACTTATCCCCCCTGTCCATCGCCTCAGCGTAGGTGTTGATCTGGTCTTGGTCAATGATGTCCCGTGACTGGGTGCCACCGTCTATGCGAATGACATTGATGTTTAGTACTGTCATTGATTACCCCTCAGCGTCCAGCCCAACTGGAAGTAATGCCACTTGGTTTGGATGTTGGGATTGGTGTAGCGTTTACCGTTCCACAATCCTGATACATCCTTTGACTTCGTAGCCATGAAGCTCTCGAAGATTTGTCTTACGTCTTTCATACTCTGCCTTTCCAAAAATTAACTTCCTTCTGATAGTGGACGATCAACTCCTCCAACATATCAATGTACTTTGCGTTCCACGCCAGCTTGTCTCGCATCTCTCTCAGCGATTTTGTTTCAGATTCGGACGGGCTGTCCTGTGCGCCCAACAACTGGCGCAATACCATTTCGCGGGACTCATCTGTATCCCCCCCTCGGGCGGCTTCATCTCGTTGCATTTATCACACTCCTTATATTGATGTACTGGTTGCTTGCTTCCAAGTTCTAACTGTCTATTCACGAACCCATTCATTGCTTCATGTTCCTTATGTAAACTGCGAAACTTGCTATCGTGTCTTGACCAAAGGCGGTCATCTTCTCTATTTCTTTGGCTACTTCTTCTAGCACCTCGTTGCGGTCAACTGGCATGGCATATTCCTTCTTGGGGAATACTGATCGGTAGCTGACGTACTCTTGAATGTCATCGTCATCTTCTTTCATGTGTTCTTCTCCTTGAGTTGATAGTCTTTAAAAACAGTTCCTTTGCTTGCATCACCTTTCCAACATTCACTCACCCAACCGCGCTTTCCTGATTT